TAAAGATTTCTAAATTCTCAGCCCACTTATCAACACTACCAATGATACCTTCGGCAGATGCATTGGCAGCAGGTGCTAAGAATTTATTGAATGCATCAATCTCTGCTTGGTTTGGTCCACCCCAAGCACTTGCCTTAAACTCTTTAATTTCTGGACAATTTGGTTTTGCACATAAGAATGCCTCAAAACCAAGGATATAATCGAGTGCCTGGAATACACTTCCAACAATTTTTGTAATACCACCAAGAACATCATTAATTTGATCCAGGAGTGGACCAACTGCCTTGTCAACTATTGCTGCAATATTATTAATCAATGCATTTGTAAATTGTTGTGCCGCACAGAAAGGTGCATTAACAACTTTACCTACCAGTTCATTTAAGAAGTCTAATACCAAATCTACAAGTCCACCGACAATATCTTTAAATGCACAGAAGATATTATCTATGACCGTTTGAATAATAGTATTTTTAATGTTTTTTGCTACTGTTGGCAGGAGCATCTCAATAAGGGCTTCAATTCCCTTTCTGATTTTGTCTATTAAAAAATCTCTCAGTCTGTTCATTAAACTCTTCAGAACAGCACCAATAATACTTGCGGTTTGACTGATTATGCTTGTGATGTTTGAAACCGCATTAATTGTTGGAGTAATATAAACGTTTGCGTATTGTTTAATTCCTTTGAGTGCCGTGAAAAAATTTGCTAGAGCGATATGAATCTTATTAACTGTCGTCGTTCCACAAGGATCAGGCAAAGCAATTTTTTCTTTGCCATCACTAATTGCTTTATTTAAAGCTGCAGATTTCCTTATCTTCTCACTATCTGGAGCATTATCACTATTCTGTGGTTTTGTTGTTTGTGGAGCGTTCGATTCTATCACTAAAAATTACCTCCTATTCTGATTATTTAGAGAGTTTTTTCACATCTACCATCGCAGGTTTGGATGGTTTGGGTGCACCGGTAACAAGATTACCAGGACTTCTACCAGTATTATAAACATCTACCCTTTTTCCTAGTGTAGTTCCATTCTTAGATTCTCGTATTTCATAATAAGTATTATTATTTGTCAAAATTTGTGTGATTACAGGTATCTGACAGTCTTCATCCATAAAAAATCCAATGACCCATTCTCCACCCCATATTCCACTAGAAACAGCATTACGATTGCCATGTGTGGTTGGTTTTGCAACAATTGCCCAAGGAAGATCTTTATTTTGCAAATCAGTTGCATCATCACCAGACATGGGATGCATTCCAGGTATTCTAACTTTTACTCGATCTCCATGTTGATCTGGCCAACCACCTTTATTTGGGTACTCATTCCAACCAGGAGGTACTTGACCAATAAACCATTTATTATTACCGATAGCATATCCTACGTTACTTGCCATGATTAACCTCCACTCTTTTTAAAACCGTAAGTATCACGAACAATAGTCATTGCTGTATATGAATTTTTTGGATCATAATGATGACACAGATCCATAATTAAGTAGTTTCCACTTGAAAATGGATCTGATGTTCCTTGAACCTTATCATCATCTGTAATTACCTGAATATGACACTTAATCACATCTCCTGCTTTAAGATTGGGATTGCATGGAACCTGAATTTTTGCAATTTGTGCCATTAATAAATTATATCTCATCTGAACTTCACCTTGCCACTCTTGTGGTTTACTAGAAGTTGTTTCTGTTGATTTGACCTGAGAAGACAATGCTCCAACGTCTTTTACACTATACAATACTCTCGTATACTTATCACTTTTCAGTCCTGATTTTGGTTTTGGTGGTTCACTTTTTCCAAGTGATTGTGGTAGATTTTCTATAGAAAAAGAACTCTCTTCTTCTTGAAATGTTTGAGGATTAAAATATACTCGACGACTAGAGTAAACTCCAGACTTCATTGCATTGATTAAATTTTGATTTTTACTAATACTGAAAGATGATATTTTAAAATCAGTATTTGAATTTACACTGGAAACATTAACATCAGTCTTATAGTATTCTGCAACCGCAGATTTTTTAATCAGATTATCAATTGCCTTAAATTTATGCCCATCTCGTGTTTCATAAAAGAAAAATCCAGGATTTCCATCATCAAAAGTTGATTTGGCAGCAAGCATCATGATAACTTCAAATGGAGATTTCATGTTACCAATAAATGGATATCCATTTGCAGTTTTGTCAATCTCTAATTTATCCTTGGGAATTCCTAATAAATTTTCTGCTATGATTGAGACAGATGCTGAGTTAGATCGACCCGTATAGTTTTTCTTAACGTGTGTCTCTTGGTTTGTAATTGCTGTTTTAGATACTAAACTGAGAAACACAGCTTCTCTATTGGATTCTTGATCGGAATTCACGGCACTATTGACATATAATGGAGTTCTGGAGAAATCCAAAGTTCCAAGTTTAGAAGTGATTTTAAATCTTACTTCTTCATCTCCGGTTCCTGTCAATGGGAGTGCATTATAAATCGTTCCCTTTCTTTCTTGAGGATCATACTTTTTATCATAGTTAACAGAATTTCCAGTATCAACGAAAGTCATAACCGCAGTTATATTGGGAGATAATAAACTCTCATAGTAGTCAAAACTCGTAGTCTTTCCTTCTAATGCAAGTTCTTTACCATCTTTGGTTAGTGTAAGTATTTCGTAATTTGCTGTGTCTGCTGCGTTTGCCATTTATCTTAGAAAGTCCAGATTGATGTGAGTTGTGATACTGGTGCAGGTTGAGGTGGTGCGGATGCCACTTTTACCGGTGTAGGAACTACTTGTGTCTGTATAGTATTTACCTGCTGAACTGCAATAGTTGTTGTTCCTTCATCATCATCCATTGATTGATTTATAGAAGCTATCTGATTAACTTTTGTTTTATTTTCTGGATTTGATATTGATGCTCTGGCATCTCCAGAACCCTGTGTATTTGTCGATAAACTTGCTTTCTTCATCTTACTAGAACCTCTTCCAGAACCCAATCTAATTCCAGCAAACCAAGATGTCCCACCAGATGAACTCCAATGTCTGCGATAGTGAAATCCACTTCTTCTGTTATGATCAAATTGATGTTTTAATCCGTCATCAGCAGCAATACCAACGTGAGTAATAGCACCCTTATTTAATATTCCACCAAGGTCTCTATCTGCTCTCCAAAGTATGATATCTCCTGCTTTTATATTGGATTTAGTTTTTATAACCTGACCCATATCACTTCCACCAAATGAAGCTGCAAAAGATGGTGCATTATATGCAATACCCTGTGGTGTATCTAAATCACCTATCATAGTTCTAACATCTGCCATTGGATGACCTGCTTCTCTCAGTGCTGCTCTTGTAGTATTTGCACATTGATCTGCAGTACCTTTTCCCATTCCAATTATTTTTCTCGCACCCTCTAATATTCCACCTGATAGAGGAACGGGCATATCTTCTCTACCATCACCGATACCGGATATGTCAGTTGATCCTCCTCCACCAGAACCAGTAGATCCACTCTCATATTGTTTTCTCTCTGCAGAGGTAAATTGTCTCTCCGTAAATTGTCCAGTTTCTGTATTTACAAATCCCTCTTTACCATCTCTTTTCTCAAGTTTCATTTTTGTTGATGCTTTTTTAAGTCCCAAAACATCTCTAAATTTATCGATAGCACCTTTGAGTAAATCGATTGCTCCACCAAATGGACCTAATTTTTCTTTTATCTTATCAAGTAAACCACCCTCTCCTTGGATATTCTGGATACCATCATCAAATCTTTTCTTGTCAACATCAAGTTGATCTTGATTTATGTCATCACTAAAGAGAGACATAATAACCCTAAATCCACTTTGAATTGGTGTAAAGAAGTTTACAAGATTATCAATTACTTCCTTAACTTTTTCTACAATTGCTGGTAAAGCATTAACCAAAATGCCAAGCAATAGAGTACCAGCAAATTCCATAATTCTATCAAACAAACTGCCAGCTGGTTGCATGGCACCTTTTACGATAGATGCGGATTTTGCTAACGGTGATGATCCTTTTCCTAGTTTTTTCTCCTCTCCTCCTAACTTTGCTTTACTTCTCTGAACAGTTTGATTTCTTCTCGTAGTTGCTTGTTGCCTGGCATAATCATTATTTGACTTTACAAGAAATCTATGAATATTAGTTACATTTACTTTTAATTGTTTTACTTGAGGATCTGAAGACTTTGCCGGTTTAATTTTTGATGGATTTGTGGTTCCTCCTATTAAGGGTGAAGGGGAAGATAATCCATAAAAATCTCTGAATGCTTGTAAATGTCTTTCTCCAGAGTCAGTTCCACCCTCTCCTGGTTTAAAATTTCTCTGCCTATACCTAAGATCTTTTGCTTTCCCCTTTAACTTATCTTTTGCGGTAGATTTTGCTTTTCTTACGGCAAGTTTTTTTGTACCTCTAGCAGCTGCTCTTGCTCCTGCCCTTGCTCCAGTTGCCGCAGCTCTACCTGCAGTTGCTCCTACTCTCGCTAATCCTGCTAGTATCTGTACTGCCATAATATTACACCGTTATTCCATATAACATTGGACTCAATTGACGATATGGATCTGCCATATTGACACTAGAGATACTAGGTACATCAGTTGCCTGATCACCCATAGAAGGCAACTCTGGTGGTGGCATTTTATTTGTAATTGGAGGTAAATTGACAATATTTACTCCACCACGACCTCTTCTTCTGGAAGAAATCATTTGATATATTCTTTCTGTCTTCATATTATTAACCACTGTTCCACCAATATTTGGCATGAAAAGTTCTGGTCCTCTTTCACCCACAAGATATGGTCTTCCTGCGGCAACAGGACCACCTTTTGCTCTTGCTTCAATATTTAATGGGACAAGTTGAGTTATTCTTTTTGCATAATCTGCTCTAATTTCTTTTTCTGCAGCATCTCTAGTTGATTGTGTAGCTTGTATTTGACTATCAGAAGAACTCATTGTCAAACCTGCTTGTTCATCAATCTCAAGATTTTTTTTCTGTATCTCTCCTCTCATATCATCTCTCATACTATTAAGTTGTTTTCTCTTTGCTAAAACATCTGCTGCAAGTTTTTTCTCATCTTCAGTCATTTCAACTTCTTTTCTAGTTCCTGCCCATCCTAAGAAGTCCCATCCAGCACCTTTATCTCTCTTTTTGCCGTCATTATCAAGTCCGGCCTCTTTTAATTTTTGATCAAGTATATCATGTGCCGCACTAAATTCGGAACCACCCGTAATAGAATCTCTTACAGCATTAAATCCTGCTTCCAATCCTTTATATGCAAGAACTATACCACCAACAATTAGCAATGCTTTTAATAAGAGTGGAGCAATTGGAATAAGAAGTGGTGCTAGTGCTGATAATGTGCCGATTATTGTAGTAATGACTCCAGCTAAAGGCATTAGTGCAATAGCACCAATTGCAACTGCTGCCCAACCCCAATTCTCTTTGATCCAATTAAACCACCCCTTCACCTTCTCCATGTTACTTGGATCCTTCAACCATTCAAATATTGCATTAGAAGCAATACCCAAGGCAAGAGTTCCCAAGAAATCCATGATACGTCCAAAGATTCCTTTTACAGGTGCTACAGTTTGTTCTGCTTTTTCACCTACAGATTTTTTAATTTTCTTCGCAGATTTTCCTAATTGACTTTCTTCTGCACCAAGTTTTGCTTTGGATGCACTCCTCCTTGCTCTATCATTTCTTGCTCTTTCTTCTTGAGATCTAAGTGCAGAAGCCCTCATTAATTCTTGCTGAATCTGAACAAGAATTTGATTAGTCTCTGCTAAAGATTGTTCTATATTACTTCCACCACTATCTGGTAGTTTTTGACCTATATTACTTTGCGTATTCTGTGAGATATTTTTTAATATTGTTATCTTCTCGTCTTGTATTTTTTGGGATTTTTCGATTGCATTAATTTTTATTTTATTTCCTCTCACAATTTTTGCAAGAGTTCCAATCTTCGAAGTTCCTCCCTGACCAACATTGCCCAAATTAGATCCACCACCAGATAGGGGACTCTTGATGCTAGAAACATTTAATTTGGGATTTTGTATATTGGTATTAGCCACTTTGCTGTTGTGCCTTTAAGTTTTCCTCTTCAATATATTGTTGGAGTAAGATAAGATAAATTTCTCTCTCCCACGGAATCATATTTTCTATCTCTGTTAATGAATATTTATGGTGCTGTATGAGGGCAAAATTAATTTTATAGTATGACTCAAGATTAGTATGAGCCATACTCAACTGAAAAAAGCTGCTAACCCCTCAAGGACAACTTCAGATTCAACACCGGTATTTGGATTCTTCACCATAAGTTTATGCGAAAGTTTGGGCATTGTGGTGAAAAACTTCTCAATCTGCTTGAACTGTTTTGTATTCATCTGCTCGACGAATTCATCAAGTTCTTTCTTAGAATAATCAGATGATTCCCAACTTTCTTCATCATTATATATCATATCAATACAGGATGTAATCATAGAAAGTGATTGACCAACCTCACTGATATTTTCTCCTGTCTCGAAGTTATTTTCAATAAACTGTTGTAATGAAGGATAACGAAGTTTCATAGAGAGGTTATCATCTAACTTGATGATATTTTTGTGTCCTCTAGTTTTTTGAATTTTGATTGCGTCGATATCAATCGTCATCTCAACTTGAGTTTCTTCATCATCTGGGCAGGTGATATTAATATCAACCGTTTCTCCAACGGATCTTGCCCTAACATTTAAAAACAAATATTCAATATCAAAAGTTGAAAGAGTTTCAACTTTGACGTTTTCGGTAAGAATACAGTCTGTAAGAATCTGAACGATGGAATTGGTAATCTCCGTCATATCTTCGGATTCCATTGCCATAATCAAAATCTTTTCTTCTCGTACAAGAAAAGGTCTATATTTAATCTTCTTTCCTGTCGAAGGCAACGTCAAGTCATACGTTGGCGTATTAATCTTGGGTAAAGGCATACTAATTGATACAACTCATATGTGATTATTTAGAGGGTTAGTCTCCATATATTTTTTTAACTTCTGCAGCAGCATCTCTATAACTCATACCTCTAGATTTAATTAATCGATCAATGGCATATTGTCTACTTACTCCTCCTCCAGTTTCAGCAACTTCTTGAAGACCTCTGGCAGTAGGAGTTAAATTATTGACTGCTGTTGAGTTTGCTGGTGGATTTTGTTTTGGTTGTTCTACTCTTGTTATTTGTGCACGTCTTGCTTGTAACTCTGCTGATGGTTGAGTATCAGCTAAATCTGTAAAGTTTCCTTTTGTTCCCTTAGTAACTGAATCAGAATCTATAAGATATCGATCATAATTAAAACTGACATTTACTCTCAGTATATCTGCGGCACCATATGTTACAGGGATTGCACTAATTGTTTTTGGAAATGCATTAACAAATGTATACTTTATTGTTTTATCAAAAGTTCTCTCAAACTTTGTAATGGTCATAGACTGACACTTGTAAGTATCAGGGTATCTCATCCTACGATAATAATTTGAGACTAAAGGATCTGCATTATCTCTATTATTATCACTTATTTCACTTCCACTTGAAATAAAGTCAATCCATCCTTCAAAGAATCTTATAGCATTATAATCGTCATCAACATAAAAACTAAAATCAACGTCAGCATATAATCTCGTATGTGCAAATTCTTGGGATACACCCATAAAATTATCACTTACTTCTGCAGTTGCAAGTCTTGTTCCTGGCAATGATGCCTCATAACACAAAAGTCCTGCATCTCTTTGAACGAAACCTGCATCAACTTTTCTTTTATTCTTCAAATAATCTAGAAGATCACTATTTCCCTTAAAAGCACCAAGAGATGAAAAATCTACTTGATAGTGATTATTCTTTGATAGATTGCCAAACAATCTTTTTGCATCATTAGGTTGAATACTTTTTATGACAGACACTCTAAATACCTACAGTGCTTACTTTATTATTAGTTATTTAGATGTCATATAAGGGAAAATATCAACCATCTTATCCCAAAAAATATAAGGGTGACCCCAAAAACATTGTATACCGTTCTCTCTGGGAACGCAAGTTCATGGTCTACTGTGATAAGAATGAAAATATTTTAGAATGGGGTAGTGAAGAAGTTATTGTACCATATCGTTCACCCATTGATAATAGGTATCATAGATACTTCCCAGACTTTTATATTAAGGTCAGAGAATCGAATGGCAAAATCAAAAAGATGATCATTGAAATCAAACCATACAGACAGTGTATAGAACCCAAAGTCCAAAAGACAAAAACAAAGGGTTATATCTACGAAGTTAT